GAGCCACCGTTCAGTCATTTTTATGACCGAACAGTCGCCAGTTTTGATGGTCATCAGGTCGAGCGTGTTGAAGATTACGCATACCGTCAGGGTGTCGCAGGACGGACAGCAAACGAGATCACGGCAGATGAGCACGTCAATGTACTGATCATGGTCTCTAAATACGTTGATAGTGCTGTCTCTAAGACTTGTAACGTAGGTGAGGAAGTCACTTACGATGAGTTCAAACAACTCTACTACAAGGCTTGGAAAGGTGGCTGTAAAGGCATCACAACCTTCCGTGCTGCAGGTAAACGCTTTGGGATACTCAACGAAGTCAATGATAACGACGAACCAAAGGCTGAGGCTTGCTTCATCGACCCTGAAACAGGACAGAAGGAGTGTGGCTAATGGATGACAAAAGATGCAAGTTGAACTAATCGACACACTAGGTTCTGACTTAACCGTCGTGAACGCAGCACGAGTGTCTTACGCAAAACACAGTAAGGAGTTCGATGAGCGTGATGAGCGTCTTATCAACTACCTCGCTAAACATGGGCATTGGACACCCTTTGCCCATTGTTTTCTGCAGTTCCGCATCTCTGCGCCACTGTTTGTCGCTAGGCAACTGGTGAAGCATCAGGTTGGTCTGGTGTGGAACGAAGTGTCACGAAGGTACGTCAGTGATGAACCTGAGTTTGACTACACTTCTGTCTTACGCAGCAAGCCTACTAATAGTAAGCAAGGATCTGGTGAAATTTTAGGTGATGAGCAGCAGGTAAAAGCACTGCGTCTGATGGAAGAAGTCCATGATGTAGCCTCACGCAACTACCAACAACTCATCGAGGATGGTGTCGCACCAGAACAAGCACGGTCAATACTACCCCAATCAATGATGACTGAATGGTACTGGTCAGGCTCACTTCACGCCTTCTCTCGTGTCTTCAGACAGAGGATAGACCCTCACTCACAACTAGAAACAAATGCAGTCGCCAGTGACATTGGCTTTCATTGCCAAGAGCAATTCCCAGTGTCATGGGCTGCATTAACAGACACACAATAATCATAGGTCACGCTGGTCTTAACTGGCGTGGCCTTTTTTTTCTAAAGGATTGGACTAGATCATGTTGAGGAGACAAAGAATGGAAACTTATTTCCCGCATCTTACAAACGGAATTGTGGCACCTAAAAGGATAAAGAAGCGTAACCATTTCATCCCCCTAATGGTCGTTTCAGTAGTAATCTCTGGAATACTTTACATATCCTTTTAGGTGTCGCATAGTAGACTTAAACAAGATCCTCTGTAAGTCGGCTCACATCACCATATCCCTCCTATTTATGCATCTGGAGTGGTGGTGTGGGCCTTATTCATGTTAGAAGTGTACTATGATTGACCAATACCAAAGAGAACTACTGTCTAAAAAAGCCCAAAAGGTGCTTGCTGACAAACTTGACACCATCACAGATCATGGTGCCCAAATACTTAATCACGGCTTAGAGAAAGCATTACGAAGACACAACGGCATTGCTCTAGCAGTTACTGATGCTGAAATCATTGGTTGCTATGAGATGATTGAGCACGTTCTTCTACCCATAAATGAGAAATAGTGGGTCTAATTGTGTCTAGAAATGCTTAAGGGCCACCTCCCCAACAAGTTTGGGGTGTATGACCCTTAAGACTTTAGATACTATATAAGTGTATCAGAGATGCTGTTAACCGATTGCACGGAACGTCACATCTTCTACACAAAATATACGATCTTCTGACACTAATATCAAGTATCGCTAGAAACCGCAGAAACCCAAGGTTTCAAGACCAGACACTTACGAGGGACTATAGTTACTAAGGTTACAACTACGTCTTCTACTTAATACCTTACGAAGGACCTAAGGACCTTAGTGAACATCATTGAACTTCTCTGACACAAATACATTACAGAATTGAGTTGATCTCTTAGTGTTAGAAAGTTCATATTTGTTTAAAACCCACAAGTAAAGTTTACTGGCTGAGACTATGAAAGTTTCGAGTCTGATTGCGTCATCAAATTCGTAAATCACCTTGCCCCTCTCGAAAGCCTTAAAACATTGCTCGATTGGTACTCTATCTTGTTTCATTTCGTCGTATGCAAAAGTAACTGATGAACTGAGAGTGAATAAGGTTACGAAGGTGGCGATAAGTAGACGCATGATTAAGTCCCGATTTGCATTGAAAATCCCTTACATCCTACCAATAAATTTCAGAAATGTCCTAATGTCCTAGATGGTGTGTCTTCACATCAAGCGATCGCTCATCGCTTGACCATCAGTATCGTTAGATTACAAGCACTTAGCACATATCACTCAGAATTTTGGTACCATGCTCGAGCATTTGACAGGGCAGTAGGTGCAAAATCTCATCGATTTCAAAATACCGCTAAAGGTTGGTCGTGTTGTTGTTGTTGTTAGCCTTTTAACAGCAGAGACCCACCCACGAAACATAAGGAAACCCACAGAATGGCACTAGAATCTGGCACATACATAGACAGCCTAAATGCTGCCAATCCGGTGGCTACAGACGCTCTAAGTTCAACCGACGACCACTTGCGTCTTATCAAATCCACAATCAAAGCGTCTTTCCCAAGTATCACTGGCGCAGTCAATGCGACCCACACGGAACTATCAGTGATGGATGGTGATACAGCAGCCACAAGCACCTCATTAGTGGATGCAGACCGAATGGTCGTGAATGATGATGGTACCATGGTTCAAGTCGCAATGACGGACCTACAAACATATGTAGACGCAAACATGACCCTCAGGGCAGATGTTGTCACGGCTTCATCTCTAGCAGATACAATCGTAGACACAGCAAACATTGTCGATGATGCAATCACAACAGCCAAGGTCGCTGATGGTGCTATCACTAGCGACAAGATTGCTTCAGGCGTACTTGAACTAGCATCAGGCATGATGATGCCATTTGCAGGATCGACTGCACCATCTGGATGGCTGCTTTGCTACGGTCAGGCAGTTTCAAGAACAACATATTCATCGTTGTTCACCGCTATTGGAACCACATACGGTTCTGGCGATGGATCAACCACATTTAACCTACCGGACTTGCGTGGTCGCGTGATTGCTGGTCAGGATGATATGGGTGGTAGTTCAGCGAACCGTCTTACCAACCAATCTGGTGGTCTTAACGGTGATACGCTGGGTGCAACTGGTGGTTCAGAGACCCATACACTTACTGAAGCAGAATTGGCTTCTCACTCACACTCAGGTGGCCTAGGGGTCAATACTGTATCAACTACAGGTGGCTATACCGGGACTACCCCTGCAGCACTTGTGGTCTCATCTACAACATCCCATAACCCAAATAATGACGGCCTATTCAGTGTAACTGGTACTCTCAATGATACTGGTAGCGACACTGCACACAATAACGTCCAGCCGACCATTATCCTCAATTACATAATCAAGCAATAATACTACGGAGTACGGATATGCCCACATTATCTATCCGTGACCTCGGAGCCATTGGGGTTCTTTCCGATGTCTCGCCATACAACATTCCACTCAACGCTTACTCTGCTGGCATCAATGTACGGTTTGATGAGGGAAGGGTAAGCCGTTCACCAATCTTTCGTTCTGTCAAAGATAGCCTAGGATTTAGCCCAAGGTTTGCTTTTGGCATTACCCCAGCAACTGGCTATGACAAAGTCGTCATGGTCTCAGATGACTGGGCAATCAAAGAATACGCTAGTGGTACAGTTACAGACCGTTCTGGTTCCATAACTGGCTCAAGTGACCCCCGACCCTTTACAGGAACTACACTTGCTGATCTGACGTACATCAATCGTGAGGACAGGGTCCCAGTATACAGAGGACCATCTGGCAGTAACTTTGCTGACTTGCCTAACTGGGATAGCACATGGAAATGCGCTTCTTTACGGTCATATGGCGACCAATTGATCGCTTTAAACTTAACTGAGAACACCACAAGTTTTCCAAACCGTGTCCGTTTCTCAAATATTGTGTCTGCAAACAACTACCCAGATAGTTGGGATGAAACAGACACTACGAAATCTGCAGGATTTAATGATCTTGTTCAGATGAAAACGGCCATCATCGATGGTGCTACATTAGGCTCAAACTTCATAATCTACTCATCTGACCAAGTATGGCAGATGGAATTTGTAGGTGGCACGTTTGTATTTAACTTCCGCAAGTTGTTCACTGATGCTGGTCTTATTAATCAAAATTGTGTTGTTGAGGTAGAAAGTAAGCATTTCGTCTTTGGACCTCAGGACATTTATGTTCACGATGGAACATCTAAAAAATCCATCTGTGATGAGCGAGTGAAGAACTTTATCTATGCAGGCTTAAACACCCAGAACGCAGATCGTTGTTTCGTTTCTCACAACGAAGCATTAAACGAAATTTACTTCTGCTACCAAAGTGGTGACGAATACGTCGCATTTTCTAATGCCACACGCTGTAATCGTGCAGCCGTATACAATTACAGAAATAACACTTGGTCATTTATGGACTTACCGAATGTTTCTTCTGGAACGACTGCAAACGTAAATTCAGTAAGCACATATGCAAATGCTGGAAGTCTTACATATGCACTTGTTGGCGGGAGTTTCTACGATCAGGAAGATAACTATGACCGACACAATCTGATGGTTGGTGAGGATAACTCCTCAGACAGCATCTCGTCAGACAAACTATATGGTGTCGATTTGGCCGATGAAGGTAAACTTAGTTTCCAGTTAGACACTGAAGCGACAAAGGCTCCATTCTTGGAACGCATTGGTCTTGATCTCGATGAAGCAGGGTCTGCCGTAACGAACTATATGGTCGTTACTAGGCTTTACCCTCAAGCAGACACAAAGAATACAATCGATACGACGCTATCATTTAACTTTGGTGCATCCGATATACCACGATCAACACCAACCTACGCAGACACAGTCACCTTTGACATCGCTACTGATCACAAGATCGATAGTAGGGCAGCAGGTCGTTATCTAAGTTACAAAATGACTGTAACTGATAACAAAGACTTTGAATTGTCAGGTTTTGACTTAGACATTACTACTACTGGAAGACGGTAGATTATTCGCTGTATTTAATACACCCAATCCTGAAGATACCGTCCTCTTTGTGTGTGCCCATTTGATAAACGGCACCATTGTAATACCAGTAAACATAACTATCTTGAAATTTTCCAGCGACGTTAATTTTTACGCCTGACTTACCTGCAACTTCACAGACACTTACAGGTACTTCTTCAGCAGTATTATATTCATCTACTGCATATGAATTAAATACCCAAAGTACAGCCACCAAAACGGCAAAGACTGTTTTCATGGTCAAATCTCCTTTTCATCAAAAGAGTAACAATTATGGCAGTAAATGACAAAACCAATCAGGTTGTCACTAAGTATGTACGTCGCCAATTCCCTGAACTTGAAGAAGGCGTCAGGCGTTACATCCAAGACGAATTACAGAGAATAGAACAATCAATATCAACAGTGGCAGATGCTGCCATTCAAGTCACAGACACACCCCCAGACAATCCAGTGAAAGGTATGGTCCGTTTCAACTTAGATCCTTGGGATCCCCTTAGCGATAGTAGCGAGGGTTTGGTTGTCTACAACGGAACAGCATGGGTTGCTGTCTAAAAAGGATACAATATGTTTGGACAAGTTTTAGGTGCCGTCATTGGCGGTATGGCAACGAAATCTGCTGCCAAAACTGATGCTAAAGCGCAGCGTTATGCTGCCGACAAAAGTGCAGAAGGTTACACAGATGCCCGGCCTTTTATCAATGATATGTATCGGGGTGGTCAAAACGCATTAAATGCAGCACTGAATACAGGTGCATATACAGATACAACCTTAGCACCAATGGACCCACGCACAGCGTCTGGTCTAAATTATCTGGCTAACTTCGGCACAAACGCTATGGGCCAAGGCCAAAACTTTATGAACCAAGGTGCAAACTTTGGGTCAAATTATCAAAATATCTACAATCGTGCTTCCAGTCCGTCATTAGACAATGCGATTGCATATGCAACAGCGTCACCTCAGGCACAGTCTATGATCGATGCAGCAATGCGTGATAACAGACGACGCCTCGAGGAGCAGACACTTCCCGGCATAGGTATGGCTGCATCACGCTCAAACAACACAAACTCATCAAGAGCAGGAGTTGCACAGGCTATTGCAGAACGGTCCTTTGATGATCGTCGTGCTGATGTAGCAAGTAACATTTACAGTGATTTGGCTGATCAGTATCTACGATCAAACTCACAAGACATTCGTAATATGACAGCCGCAAATGAAGGTTTGAAGAATACTTATGGTATTGGCTTTGGAATGGGTCCAACTTTAGCAAATATGCTTACCGACGCTGGATCTGGTTTCCGTCAGGATGCACAAGCACAACTTGACGACACTCGAGATAGTTTCGAGCGTCAGCGTGACTTCGATCTTAATCAGTACATGAGGTACAACGCAGGTATCTTAAACAATGCCCCACAGTCAGCGACGTACCAACCAGTGACTGCTAATCCAACAACTGCAGCATTAGGTGGTGCTATGGCTGGGTTTGGCTTTGGCGGTAAGTATCTAACTGGCCTTAATGACCTGTTTTCACCTAGACAAACTACGCCATCGTATAATCCAAACCCTATGGGTACACCTAACGGAAGTATGTATGGCATTAATAACAACGTATATGGGTTCTAAGAATGAGTATCGGCATCCTGAACAATTCAGGCTTGCCTCAACCGATGCTACTAGACGCCATCAGATTTGCTGAAACTGGGCACCTTAGCCCAAATAAAGCACGAACAGCAGTAAGCCCAAAAGGTGCTCAAGGCCCTTATCAGTTTCTTCAAAAGAACCTTGGTAACATGGGTTATGGGATGCCAATGAATATCCCACTGACTGACGTGCAAGACCCTATAACGGCACGGCAGTTGGCTGGTCAGTACATTACTGGCTTCAGCAACTATCACAACTTCACAACACCATTAGAGATGCTTGTTGCCTACAACATGGGTCCAGCAGCGACTGTTGAGTGGAAAGCCAATGGTGGTCGAGTTGAGGATTTGCCTAATGAAACACAGCAATACATCCGACGTGCAGCGCAATACATAGCGTCAGCACCTACAAATGAAGGTAATACACAAATGGCTCAGATGACTGAAGAAGAAATGGCTCGTCTTGCCATGGCTGACGCCATGATGGGAACACAAACAATAAGAAGGCCAGAAGCAAACACTGCCAGTGCAGATGATGGTTTCTTTGGTCCAATCTTGAGTGCAATCAATCCAATCAGCACAGCACAGGCTGAGACAATGCCAGCCACGGCTGCAGAAAGTAAACCCGCACTGACAATGCCTCAAGAAGGCGAGGGTGATCCTCCGGTGCCAATGTTAGGTACATTTCGTGTTACTGGGCGTCGTCGTGACCAGTCCAACATGGCTCTGCCATCCACACAGATTGATAACAATGAACTACTAATGAGAGTTGGTTTAGCCGGAGTTGGTGCAAGCGCAAAAGGTGGTTTAGCAGCATATCAAGCAATGGGAGACACCTATGGTGCTATTATGGATGCAAACCGTGCTAACGGACTTGCAGCATATCAAGAGATGCTTGCAAATCAGGGCAAAGCGAAAAATACGTCTAGCGAAGGGCAAAATGTTTACAGCCAAGCAGCATTAGACAGCATTAATACAATTGAACAAAAGGTTAAGACTGCGGCAAGCACTTGGAACCCATTCGATAATGTTACAGGCATGATTGGTAATGCTCTGTCTTATGTACCGGGCACTGAGGCTCATGATGTTGCCTCACAAATTGATACTATCGAGGCTGCAGTAGGCTTTGATCGTCTACAAGCAATGCGTGACGCATCTCCAACTGGTGGTTCATTAGGTCAGGTATCTGACAGAGAACTTGGTTTGCTCAAATCTTCACTTGGTAGTCTCCGGCAGTCTCAAAGCCGTGAGCAATTCTTGAAGAACCTTGCACGAGTTAAGAAACATTACGTCGGTGTGATTAACGCCTTCCAAAAGGACGGTGTAATTGAATCAATTGGCAGCACTCCGCAGCCTACAAACTCATCAAACATTCCAGATGACGTCCAAGATTTAGTGGAAAAGTACAAATAGCAGCAGGAGTAAAGTATGGCTGACATTAACCAACTTTCTGATGCGCTAAGAAAAGCCGATGCTGCAGGTAACACAGAAGATGCAAAGCGATTGGCCCAAGCAATTCGCCAATTACAATCTCAAAACCAACCTACCGACAGTGCATTTGGATACTCAGTAGACCAAGCGCAGCGTCTTGGTGGTCAAACATTACGATCGATAGGCTCTGCCTTCGACTTCCAAGGCTTGACTGATATGGGCAACAGAATTGTTGCTGAACAAGACAAAGACATCGAGCAGGGTGGTTATGTATCACCCTTAGGTGATATGTCCTTTATGGATGCCTTAAGCCAAGACAAAGGTATGGAATGGGTTGCCACTCGTGGGGCAGAAAATGCAGCCTCAATCGGTGCTACTCCGATCATTGCTGGCGGTGCTGCTCTCGCAGCATGGCTTGGTGCACCAGCAGTCGCAGTTGCTGGCCTTGGTGCCACAGCCACCGCTACTGGTGTTGGCTTAGGTATTGGATCAGTTACGGAGACCGCAGAGCAAAAGGGTCTTGATGTAGAGGACCAAAGCACTGCTGCTAAAAACGTGGCTTTAGGGATTGTTGTTGGTGCACTTGATAAGATTGGTGCGTCTAAACTGATACCGAAGAACAAAGTAGCCACTATGACTAATGGTGAGATTGCTGAAACACTAGCCAAGAAAAATCCTGGTCTTGCTAAACGCTTCATCAAAGAAGTGTGGAGTGGCGCAAAGACAGAGGGTATTACAGAAGCAGCACAGTCTGGTGTTGAAATCGGTGGTGTAGCGGCTCAAGGCGGTGAGTTCACAGCCGAAGAAGTTGTTAATGACGTTGTCGATAACTTTGTGTTGGGTGCCTCAACTGGTGCAACAGTCAAAGGTACTGCAAAAGCAGGACAGGAGACTGTCGGTGCAATCACAGGCAACCCTCAAAAAACCAGTAATCCTGAAGCAGCAGCAGACTTTGCTCGAGACTTAGAACAAGTGACTGCAGATGATGGTTTCAATCTCAAAGATGTCGATCCAACTTCTACTGAAGGCGCAAGAGCAGCAATTGATGCAGTACACAAGAATTACACTGGTCAAATGCAGGGTCTTATCCAAGCACTCAAAGAGCAACTTAAACTCAAGGACACTGATCCAGAGGCTCAAAGACTGGATAAAGTTCAGGCTAAGATTGGCTTTGACAAGGCACGGAACAAAACAAAGAACACAGTCGGCAAACAAGACTATGATGCTGTCGAAAAACTGGTCGGTGACACAAGAGAAGGTCAACAACTTCTGGCTTTGATGCGGAAGTCTGATGAACTTACTCGTGTCCACAACAACGGTTTAAAAGGTGGCGTTTCACGTCTTACTGACGCTCTCAATCCTTTTGACACTAATACTGGCTACAGCAATCAGCGAACACTTGCGTCACCTATAATTGGTGCTGCAACCGCAGGTGCTGCATATGGAACTGGTGGGACTTCAATTGCTCCACAGTTAGCAGCCGTACTTGGTGGTCGTGGTATTGACGCTCTTACAGGCAGACGCAGCCGTGTGGCTAAGTTTGTTCGTGATAATGCACAAAAGCAGGGCATGGCTGCTCCGACAGGTCAGTCTGTGGTCCAGCAGCGCATCGATGAACAAACGCTCAAAGATTTAGCAGCACAGGCTAAGGCTGAAAGAGAACAGGAAAACCAAGCCTCCCAAGCACGTCTTAACAGACTACAAGGCGCACAGGGTGCAGAACCGACACCCGGCTCACCTCAAGACATCGTTCAATTATCTACTGGTTTAGATAAAGGCGGTGTTGCTGAAGTTATGCGCTATCTACTTAGGCAGCCAAATGCTGAACCTGCATTGGTAAAGGCTATTAAAGAGTATCGGATTAGTATTGATACTGGCGGTAAAATCTCAAACGATATGCTTTCGCCACTGATCAAGGCTGTTAACGACTTCATCGCTAAAAACCCACAAATGGAAGATCGTCGTGTTGCTGAACCAGTTCGTAAAGAACTGACAGAAACTGAAGACAGACGCAGACGTGGAGAGATGAAGAACAAGAAAGCACTGCGTGATTTAAGAGATGCTGTTAATGACGACAAAAGCATTGCCGTCAGTGACAAACAAATCTTATCACAAGCACTTGCTGATTTAGGCGGAAACCTTGGCCCACAGCCATATAGACGTGCTTTCGACATCCTTGCAGAAGCCGAAGCAAAACTTCGTCGCAAAGACTTAGTCGATAAGTATCTTACGCCATATCTTGAGCGTATCGGAAAGCAAACGAGGCAAGACTGATGAAGCAGCGTAAAGAACGTGCAAAATCATCCAAAACATCGTCTCAACCTCAAAAAGCACCAAAACGAAATTACTTCTCGACCCTTATGGATACTCCAGAGGGTCGGGAACTTAGAAAACAGTGGTCTACGAAGCCACGGAAGAACGCTGGACGCCCTAAAGGTGTTCCAGACGGTTACAGAAAGCACGAAATCGAACCAATTCGTGCAAAAGCAAAGAAGGAAGCAAAAGAGGTAGTAAAAATCATGGCAGACAAATACGACATCGAAGACGATTACAGTCGTGAAGCATTAGAAACTGCTGTGGAAGTGATGCGAGTACCCGGCGAAACCCGAGAAAGACTTGCAGCAGCACGTTTGGTTTTAGATTTTACTAAAAGCAAACCTGTATCAAAGTCAGAAGTGGCTGTAGCGAAGGCAGAAGACTTCCTAGCAAGCCTACTTACAGAAGACGAGGAAGATGGACCCGAAACTCAAGAAGGTCCGTAAGCGTCTTTACACCGACTTTCCCTTCTACGCACAATCTTCACTTAAAATTCGTACTAAAGAGGGCAAAATTGCCCCATTTAAACTCAATCCAGCCCAACAAATCCTAGACGACGCTGTAAGCAAGCAACTTAAGACCGAAGGCAAGGTTCGTGTCATCATTCTCAAGGCTCGGCAGCAGGGTTTGTCTACTTACACAGGCGGATACCTGTATTTCTCTGTTTCTCAACAGAAAGCCCGGAAAGCAATGGTTGTTACTCACCACAGTGACAGCACAAGGGCATTGTTTGATATGACACAGAGGTTCCATCAGCATTGCCCTGAAATTCTAAAGCCTCACACCAAATACAGTTCCAGACGTGAACTCTCATTTGATGTTTTAGACAGCAGTTTCATTGTGGCTACTGCAGGTGGTGACAGTGTTGGGCGAGGGGAAACACTTACTCACGTTCACGCATCAGAATTAGCCTTTTGGCCAAAGAATACAGCAGCAGACATCTGGAATGGTCTGCTACAGGCGGTGCCAAATACCAAAGGAACAGCCGTATTTGTTGAAAGTACAGCCAATGGTGTAACTGGTATCTACTATGACCTCTGGAAAGGTGCTGTAGAGGGTACAAATGGCTTTATTCCGGTGTTTATTCCATGGTTTACAGACCCAAACTACAGAGAATTAGTTCCTGAAGCATTTGAGCGTACACCAGAAGAAGATGAGTTAGTCGAAAAGTACAATCTTGATGATGAACAACTAATGTTCCGTCGTCGAAAAATTGCTCAAAATGGCATTGATCTATTCAGACAGGAATACCCTGCAGAGCCAGAAGAAGCCTTTTTAACCACAGGCCGGCCTGTATTTAACCCAGAACAACTATCAGAATGTCTTAATGACACTCGTGATGTAGAGGAACGCCTTGCATTAGAGGGTGATGAGTTCATCCATAATGCTCGAGGGGAACTTACCACATACATCAAACATGACCCGGGAGAACGCTATGTTATTGGGGCTGATGTTGCCATGGGTGTCCGAAATGGAGACTACTCCGTTGCACAAGTGCTCGACAGCAAGAAAAGACAGGTTGCAACTTGGCGTGGTCAAATACACCCAGACTACTTTGCAGACGTTCTGTATGCCCTTGGTGAATACTACAATGAAGCGCATATCATCGTTGAGAATAACTCTCATGGCATCCTGACCTGCACAAGGTTAGGCAAAGACTTCGCTTACCCCAACTTCTACACAGAAGTGCAGGTAGATAAGATCACAGATCGAGAGACAGTAAAGTTAGGCTTTACTACAACTTCGAAGACTAAGCCGTTGATAATAGACCAATTAAGAGCCTCAATGCGTGAAGGCGAATTGGAACTTAACGACAAAGTCACAATCAGAGAAATGCTTACCTACATCGTCACAGAAAGTGGCTCAATGGAGGCGGAAGCGTCTTGTTTTGATGACTGCGTCATGTCACTCGCACTCGCTAATCATGTCCATGAAGGCGTGTGGGAACCAGTCGAAACCCCACCCGAACTATTTATTGAAATGGTGTAATCTATGGCAGAAAAAGACTATCGAAAGTTAGACGACAAAGAGATCGTCAAACTTGTCGAAGATAACATCCGTTTATCGGTTGGTTACTACGACAGTGAACTTTCAAAAGAACGCAAAAAGGTTCTTGAATACTACAACACAAAACTTCCAAAACCTGCACATGACGGTAACAGCAAATACGTCTCTCAAGACGTCTACAATGCCGTTAACTCAATGCAAGCAGCACTCTTGGAGACTTTCGCTGCAGGTAATCGCATCGTTAAGTTTGCTCCTCAGGGGCCAGAAGACACTCAAACGGCTGCAGTATGCTCATCGTATACAGATTATGTGCTTTTCCGACAGAATGACGGTTTCCAAGTGTTTTCAAGCGTTATCCACGATGGCCTCATGGCCAGAGTTGGCGCAGCCAAAGTATTTTGGCAGGAAAGCGAAGAAACCAATGTCGAGGAGTTTAGTGGTCTAAACCAAGATCAACTTGATATGCTTCTTGCTCAAGAAGACGTAATCCTCATCGACAGTGAAGAAGATGATATGGGTCTTCTTAGTGGTACTGTTGGTGTCATTCGTGACACTTCACAAGTTGTCATCGAGACTATTCCACCAGAGGAACTGATTGTTGAGGCACAATGTAAGAGCCTTGAAGACAGTACATTCTGTGCTCACCGGACACGCAAAACCTTGTCAGAGTTGCGTGAAATGTATCCAGACAGCAAAGAACTGGACAACATTGGTGATCATGAAGACATCGAGATGGAGACAGACCCTGAGATACTGGCTCGACATGAAGGTGTAGATGTTGGTCGAGGCTTTGGTGCACATGGTTATCAAGACCAAGTGCGATACATCATGGTCTATGAAGCCTACATCATGCTTGATGTCGAAGGTGAGGGCATTGCTAAACTTCATCGTGTAGTCAAGGCAGGTAATGCAATACTGGACATTGAAGAAGTAAATCGACGTCCGTTTATTACTTTCTGCCCACTTCCAATCCCACATTCATTCTACGGATCTAACTTCGCAGACAAACTATGCGCCACGCAAAATGCAAGAACGGTACTTACTCGGTCAATCCTCGACCACGCAATGATCACCAACAACCCAAGGTATATGGTCGTCAAAGGTGGTCTCACAAATCCTCGAGAGTTGATCGACAACAGAGTGGGCGGTCTTGTGAATGTGTCGAGACCAGACGCAATCAGTCCAATGCCACAGGCACCACTGAACCCATTTGTGTTCCAGACCCTACAGCAACTTGATCAGGATTTGGAAGATAACACAGGTGTTAGCAGGTTAAGCCAAGGCTTGAACAAGGACGCTATATCAAAGCAGAATAGCGCAGCCATGGTCGAACAACTGGCTACCTTAAGCCAGCAGCGTCAAAAAATTGTCGCAAGACACTTCGCATCCTTTGTAAAGCATCTGTTCCACGAGATTTATATGCTGGTCGTTGAAAACGAGAGCCAGCAGAAAGTCGTCGAGATTGCAGGTGCATATGTACAAATCGACCCAACATCATGGAAAGAAAAGCGTGATGTGGTTGTTGAACTGCGTCTTGGCTACGGTGAGCAAGACAGAGAAGCGCAGAAACGCTTGGCTTTGCATACTATGTTTACCCAAGATCCGGGCTTACAGCCTATGTACAGCCTACAAAATCGCTATGCGATGATGAAATCTATTCTTGAGCAACAAGGGATCCTAAATGTTGAGGAATACCTAACGCCTCCAGAGATGATACCTCCACCTCAGCCTAACCCAATGCAGGAAATGCAAGCGCAGATGGCTATGAAGCAGATGGAAATTCAAGAACGCCAGACAAGGGTAGCAGAAGTTCGTGCAGAAACAGATGCACAGATGGCAGCAGCCAAACTGGAGATTGATGCTGAGAAAGCACAAGCCAGCCACGCAATTCAGTCTGACACAATGGACCTCAAAGAGGCTCAATTCCAGCATAAGCAGCGAATTGACGAAGCCGAACTAGAGGTTCTCCAAAACACAAGTGAAGTCCGTGGGATCGCAAGTCCCACTGGCTAGTCTTTGCAAAACGCATTATATATGGAGGCGTATTTGGCAGCCAAATCCAAAGACTCCTCGAGAGCGAAGCGAGCAATATCAGCCTGATCGTCTTTTTCGGCTTTAACAGATTCACCAAGTACTTTTTTCCATAAAAAGATCTCGTGAGTAAGCCTTAAGCCGCTTGATCGCACTTTATCACAGTCATCTGCAAAGGCTGAAGATGTCATGGTCATCAAACCAACACTAACAACAATCAACACTTTCTTCATCTAAGTCTCCTTAACTGGCGATTGGGCATTAGGAAAGTGTATCAGAAATAGGAGAGAAGTTTGGATAAAGATACTGAACTTTCGTTAATCCAGCAGGGTGAGGATGCCTCATTCCTGCTTGATAACGACATATTCAATAACACAATCAATCAACTGGTAGACGGTGCTTTTCAGCAGTTCGTGAACTCAAAGCCTGAGCAAGTGGACATCAGAGAGCAGTCTTACCACCACTACAGAGCCTTAGTCGAAATCATCAGCACACTACGTCAGCGTGTTGCCGTGAAGGAACAAATCGAAGCAAAGGCCGATGACAACAATCAAGAGGAATAGGACCATGGATAACGTCCAAAACAACCCCTCAGAAAACCGTGTCCTCGACATGGACACAATTGAAGACGCAATCTTGGCACGTTGGGAAGACCCTGATGAAGATCAGGCATCTGAAGACGAAGAAGATGCACCTCTAGTCACTCCAGAGGAGACTGATGGTGAACTAGAGTACGAGGAAGTCGATGAAGACGAAACAGACGAAGAAGTAGATGAAGACCAGTCAGAAGAAGACGAACCTGACACAGAGGAGGATGAAGAAGTTGTCGAACTTAACGACGACTTTGAAATTGAAATCCTAGTGGATGGTAAGACTGAGACTGCACCTTTAAAGACACTGAAACGACTGTACGGACAAGAGGCAAGCCTCACACGAAAGTCTCAAGAAGTCGCAGCCAAGCGCAAAGAAGCAGAAGATAACATTGGCAGAAGCCAAGTCATCTTCGACAAACTGATAAATCAAGCCCAAGAGCGTTACAAACCATACGAAGACATCGATATGATGGTAGCCTCTAAGAGCATGACCACAGAGGATTTCGCTCAACTTCGAAAAGAAGCACAACAAGCGAAACAGGACCTCGACTTTCTACAAGAAGAAGCAGACGCATACTTTGGTGAATTACAAAAGCAACAGACAGAACAGTTGCAGAAAGCAGCCAAAGATTGCATTGAAACCCTTCAGACTGAAATGCCTGATTGGAGTAACGATCTCTACAACGACATCAGAATGTATGCTGTAGGGCAGGGACTTCCGGAAGAACAGGTCAATCAGTATGTAGATCCGATCGTCATCCAAATTCTCAACAAGGCTCGTCTCTACGATCAGGGCAAACAAGTCGCAACAGTTAAGAAGAAGCAAGCAGTACAGAAAAAGGTACTACGCTCGAAGAAGGCTCCACAAAACGAAGCAAGTAAGCGCAAAATCGCTAATGCCAAGCAGCGTGAGAAACTTCGCAACTCTCGTGACATAGATGATTTAGCAGATGTCATTCTTTCTCGCTGGGCTGAATAACCAACTTTAGCCAAGAAGGAAAACTACTAATGGCAACTTTTACCTCATACGATACTGTGGGTGCAGCAGAGGACGTACAGGACCTCATCGTTGATATTTCACCTACAGATTGTCCCATGTACACAATGATTAAGCCGCAGAAAGTCCATGCTCGTGTATACGAATACATGGAAGATACTTTGGCCGCTGCCGCAGATAATAAATCAGTTGAAGGAGCAGACCCTACAATTGGTTCAATTACTGCAACAACAATGCGTACTGGGAACACTCAGATCCTGAGCAAATCTTTCCAAGTCAGCGCGACGGCAGACGCCATCCGCACCTACGGTCGCGCAAAAGAGACTGCGTTAAAATTGGTAGCGTAGTATAAACCCTGTGAATTGCTGGGAAGCCTAAGTCAATTATGATATGGTAATCAGCAGCCAAGCCTCGCAAGGGGAAGGTTCAACGACTATCCGACAGGAGTACACCCAAGTGGGTGGAAGCGCAGGGTGCTAATTATATGAAACACACGATACTTTTCATCATGCTGTTGTGGTCTTCACAAGCCATAGCAAACGAACTTAGTTACAAAAGTAGCAATGAGAAGGAAGAAAATCTTCAAGTTTGCATTGATACAGCAAGAAATGGTGTCATTCTTGAAACAAGAAAAATCGAAGACGGTGTAGTTAATCTTCAAATGAGTATGACTGCAAAGCGATACTGCATACTCATCAGAGCATTTGATCAAGAAACAGAAGATAATCACTACTCTTGCTTTTGCAGTGACATCACAAAAAATTAGCAATGATATAGTCTAATCTCATATCGAAAGTATGAGCAGCCGAAAGGCGGTCTGTGCTTAACGACCACAGACGAATACAAATGACCAACTGGGCAAGGCCCTAAAGGAACTGAAGCGTGACATTGAATTTGCATATGTCGGTCAAGACAATGCTGGCGTCACAGGTTCATCCTCAGTAGCACGAGAAATGGATTCAGCATCACAGTTGATTGTGGCAGGTAACACAATTGACGCTGGTTCAAACGCTACTGACGCACTTACAGAAGCAAAGATGCTTGATGCTCACGAAGCCTGTTACAACGCAGGTGGTGACCCATCAATCTTCATGATTAAGCCAGCCGATGCTGAAATCGTTGCTGGTTTCACAGGCTCTGCTGGCCGTACACGGAACTTCAACGACGGTGTAACCACATTAACCAACGCAGTTGATGTGCTGGTTAATCCATACGGTACACTGAAGGTTGTTCTGAACCGTCACCAGATGACCACACACGCCTTCCTGCTGGACCCAACAATGTGGCGTTCAGCCGTACTACGTCCAACTTCTCGCACCCTGCTGTCAAAGACAGGCGATAGCGATAAGCATTTCGTAGTTTACGAAGGTGGTTTGATGCACCTCAACCACTCTGCATCAGCACAAATCAACGGCCTTTCATAAGGCTGACTGAATAAGGGCGAGGGGAGCGAGTTTCGCTCTCCTTATCGCTCCTCTCGTTCCTTCATGTTATTAACGGCCGAAGTTAAACACGCCTAATGTCATACCATTTTGGATGGTGCTACCAGTATTTACCATGTCAGCACATCTACCTTTCATGTCACAAATCGCCATTTTTTGGATACCACCAGAAGCATTAGCAGGTGTCCCAAGAAACGGCTGAACACCATTCAGCACAAGGCCAACACCAATCACCCATAGAGCAACAATTAGGGATTTAGGGACTTTTAGTTCCATCTCAACTTCTCCGTCAATCATACAAAAGGAGACACAATCATGACTGAAAAGTTACCAAACTTAAAGACTGACCTCATAGGTATCGATACCGTCTACAACGAAGATGCTGATGGGGTATTCCGAAAACATACCCAAGACATATCGCAATCCTTCCTAGACAGCCTTGCAGAGCAGCGCAAAGCCTCAACAGGCCGAAAAGAAGGAGATTTTATGCGTGTTGCATCAATTCCAACAGTAATCGTCGAGAAATGGATGCGTGAAGGTTTCAACATCATGTCTGGCGAACATAGCGCAGCCGAGATTGTCAAAAGACTGAAGCAAGAAAACCTAGAGGCGTTCCTGACGACAGAGAAGAACGTCTAATGGCTTACTCAGGACCAAAGAAATTTAGCAAAAAGGTGAAAACCAAGACCGGAACAAAGACTGTCCGGTATGGAGCCAAAGGCTACAGCATCTCACCGGGCACAAAAAAGGGCGACAGTTACTGTTCACGCTCTGCAGGTCAGATGAAGAAACACCCAAAAGCAGCAAAAGACCCCAACTCACCACTACGACTTTCACGCAAGAAGTGGAATTGCAGTGGCTCTAAATCACGGAGAAAGTAATGCCGGGAAAAGGCTTATACGCAAACATCCACGCAAAACGCAAACGCATCGCTGCTGGTTCAGGCGAAAAGATGCGTAAACCCGGCTCGAAAGGCGCACCGAAAGCAAAGAACTTCCGTGCTGCAGCCAAGACAGCCAAGAAGAAAAAGGGATGAAGTTACTCTGCAAACTTTATGTCACTGATTTCATACTCAACTTTACCAGACCACTCATCACCTAGATTTCCAAAGGAACTGTACGTAATGTCGCTGCTCCTCCAAGTGTAGTTTGGTTTAAGTGGTTCTGTTCTTTTATACCCTATCAATAGAGGGTGGAAGTTTTCTTCACCAAATCTATTGCCAGACTTGTCGAGGAAGTAAAACGTTACTTCTAAATCAATGATGGTTTCAGTACCAATATTCTTAACTGCATATTGCACACCAGGATCATCATCATTGAAGTAACGTGCATTTACTTCAAATACCTTCACAAAGTTATCTATGTACTCTTGTTTAGCAGCATCAGTCTTAGGTGCTTCATGTGCAACTGTATGTGACGCAGTAAGCAATACTGACATTACTGCAAATACAACTTTCTTTAACATTTAACATCCCTCTACAAGGTTTATCACATGAACTATGGTGAAATTAAATCACACTTCAATGACCTGCTCAACAGGTCAGACATTACTAATACGCTTACTGAGCGTTTCATAGACCAAGGGATCGCCCGTATTCAAAGACAACTTCGTACACCAATGTCTGAACGGACACTGGAGATCACAGTATCTGGACAAACAGAAACAGTGACACTTCCAGCCGATTTCTTGGAAATCATCAGTCTGTATATGGGCGAGTATGAACTAGAGCGTGTCTCAATGCGGAGATACAGAGAACTTGCCAACACAGCAGTTGCAGGTAAACCACGGTACTTCGCTCGACAGGCAGAGAAACTGTACATTTACCCACAACCTACATCAGGCAAACTCTTTCTGTATTACCACGCAGAGTTTCCAGCATTGTCTGCCGATAGTGACACACATCAACTGACCAATGCGGCCCCAGACCTGATCATCTATGCAGCACTGACTTACGCTGCTGACTACTACCTCGACAACCGAAATGAAGTCTTCGAGGCCAAGTTCAATCGCTTTCTCTTGGAACTACAAGAACAGGCAAATGACCAAGAACTTCAGGGTGGAACACAATCAATGCTTCCAGCCTACAGATACAATGACGAGTGATTAAATGGCGAACACAAGTTTCTTTAGTAACACTGGGACTACCGCAACTGTAGAAAACAGTATCGATACCAGCGTTACAGCAGCAGAGGCTGCTCAAACTGCAGCAGAAGCAGCACAAGTTGCTGCAGAGACTGCCCAAACAGCAAGTGAGACTGCGAAAACTCAAAGTGAGACAGCGAAAACTGCCAGTGAAGCGGCTCGTGATCTCGCCTTAAGTTATCGCAACACTGCATCGACCCACAAAGATACTGCGGCATCTTCCGCCACAACTGCGACTACAAAAGCCTCTGAAGCATCATCAAGTGCTACAGATGCACAAGCATCAGAAGATGAAGCCGAAGCATGGGCACAAAAGACAGACGGTGAGGCTGTATCTGGAGAAGGGTACTCAGCCAAAGCACACGCTGTTGGCGGCACTGGAGTTACAAACAGCACTGGTGCGGCTAAAGAATGGGCTACAAAGGCAGAAGACAGCACAGTAGATGGTTCTGAATACTCAGCCAAACACTACAGCGCAAAAGCATCTGCTTCAGCAACAACTGCATCAACAAAAGCATCTGAAGCATCGACATCAGCCACAAGTGCAGCATCCAGTTTGTCTGACTTTCAGGCTCTGTACCGTACTGGTGCAACTGATCCTTCAGATAGCCTTGATACTGGGGACCTATTTTTCAATCAGACTTCAGGAACACTCAAAGTGTATACGGGAAGTGCTTGGGAGCAGGGCGTTACAGCAGGTTCAGGCTTCCTGCCGACCACTGGTGGCGGTCTTTCAGGCAACTTGCAGTTGAACAATGCTAACTTAGTCTTTGAAGGTGCTACGGCTGACGCTAACGAAACTACGCTAACAGTTACCGACCCAACTGCAGACCGTACCATTACACTTCCAGATGCGACTGGCACTGTGGCTCTGACCTCTAGTGACATCTCTGGTAATGCGGCTACAGCCACAACTTTGGCAACAGCACGGAATATTGCTGGTCAGTCATTTGATGGGTCTGCAAACATTAGCATCGCACCCACAGATTTGACTGGAGTGACTGCTACAGCCACTGAGATCAATACTCTGGATGGGATTACCTCTACGACAGCAGAATTGAACATCCTTGATGGCGTAACGGCTACTGCAACAGAATTAAACATTCTCGATGGTGTTACTGCTTCTACAGCAGAACTCAATATCCTCGATGGTGTAACTGCTACAGCATCTGAACTGAATATCATGGATGGCGTAACTGCTACTACGGCTGAATTAAACACACTTGATGGGGTCACTGCGACTGCATCTGAGTTAAACATCATGGACGGTGTGACTGCTACCACAGCAGAACTTAACATCATGGATGGTGTCACAGCCACAACCACAGAACTTAACTATGTGGATGGTGTTACTTCCTCTATTCAGACCCAGATCGACAACATCTCAAGCGAACTTGTAGATGACACAACCCCACAATTAGGTGGCAACCTAGACACAAACGGTAACGCTATTCTGTTTGGCTCTAGCAAGTGGTCTATCGAACTCGATACTGGGGAAATCATGGCTATTGGCGCAACAACTGTATCCTTCAGTGACATCCGCACTGAGTTTGGCGGCTCAGGTGCTGTGTCTATCTCTGATTACTACCGTGGCGGTACGAATGTGCGTTCCAAAGCGGCTAACAACAACGCCACAAACTTAGCATCAACCGTACCCACATCAGGTGCTGTTGATTTCAGTGACTACCGAAGCCAAGCAAAAGGCTTCAAGTACACTTTCGCAAGTGGTGCTACCACACAAGATGCCAGCACATTGTTTGGCTCTGACTGGGGCGTGAACTACCCAAAAGAAATCATCATTAACTCTGGTGTCGAACTAGGTACGACCAACGCATCTGAGTTTGCTCTTGAACTGAACTCAGGTGGCTCAGGTGACATCACCCTAACTAACAACGGCACTATCACTGGTGCTGGTGGGTCTGCTGGTGGCGGAGCAGGGGGCGATGCCCTTCGTTGTAACGTAGCCAATGTAACTATCATCAACAACGGAACTATCCGTGGTGGCGGTGGTGGAGGTGGAGCAGGTGGCTCTGGAGGCAATGGCGGCAATGGCGGTCAGGGTCGTACTACTGGATGTGGTGGCACTGTAGGCGGTTGCTCAGAGTGTGGCGGTTGTTATTGCTCAGGCGGTTGCTGTAGTCATTGTGGATCGTGTGCAATGGGTGAATTACCGATGTTCCAATGTCGTGCTGTCGTGACCAACTATCACAATGGCGGCTCAGGCGGCTCTGGTGGCTCGTCAGGTTCTGGCGGCGGCGCAGCAGGTAAGTACATCCGTGGTCTATCCAATGTCACATTTACTAATAATGGCACTGTTCAAGGAGGCACAGCCTAATGCAGT